GAGGTTGCGACGATATAATCAATATACTCCTGATCCGTCCCTGACGGTTCAAAATACCGGACATCAGTGTTCATCGCCGTTTCACCAAAGACGATCTTACGCGATGCCGATGGCTCTAGTGTCGGGCTGAGACGAGAGGCTTGGGCCTTTGTATTCTTTGGGCCAAAAAAAGTATTTGATACGGTTTGAAGTCCAATACTAACCCCAATTGCCATTACCGCTGATGAAAGGGTTGGACCAAGAAATTGACCAACACCAGGAATGAGATAAGTGGCAAAAGCTGCAACAACAAGTAATGGCTTGAGAATTTTACCCACGACCAACGCTCCATATCTTGCACCACTTATCACGCGATATGCGGACAAGCCCATCATCGCTCACAAACAGAGCATCTGCGTCTATAATAACACCAATGCTGCCGTCATGGAATGCTAAGTCACCGGTCTGAGCATATCCAATCTGGATCTCAGTGAACTTTGCGTCCATTGTCTTCTCAAGTGTGCCAGCACCAATGGTTTTGAGCGCCTTGATGGATGTCTTCAGGCTATCGTAAGCGCCGATAAACTCAGGCATCGGGTTCTCACCAGTTATGACCTCAACCGCCCCAGCGGCAAACAAACAGCAATCATTTACACCATATTCAAACGGCTGGTTTTTCTTGGATAAAATATACTCTGAGAGTTGCATCTCCCAGTCAGATAACCGCATCAGCGGAATGCTCCAAAGGTATATCCACCGTTTCTCATTCCAAGCATAGTCTCATCAACGCCGTTTGGAATCCATGCGCTCGTTCCATTAGCCACAGCAATGGACGCATCCGCAGAATAATCCCCAGAGTCGAACTGGTTCTGCATGGCGTATGTCTTATTCGGTGTCACAGCCAAGGTGACCAGATAGTGTTCAATCGTCATCGTGATCGACTGCGAATCTGGGCTTCCATTGATTGTAATATCGTTCATATATCCGGTGTAATAACCGTACACGCTTGATGTGATCTGAGCCTCGTTTGTATCGACAAGATACCACCAGAGACGCGCTGTGCGGCCCTGCCATTTACTCTTGTCACCGATGAGCGCAAGGAATGCAGCGTTGTTTACAATCAGACCCGACATTGTGACTGCAACCTGGTTGGAGCCGGATTCGTCGTGCTGGACTTCAGACACCGAAATCAGTTCCGCCGGATAACTCTCAAACGTAAAGCCGTCGAGATCCGCATCGCCAGTGCTGGAGAATGTCTTGTTGTAAAGCCCTGTGGTGGCCCGCAGAGGATCTGTGTTCACATCAAGGTAACAAACCCATCGAGCGTTGACGACCTGACCTTCTACAGCCGCTTGAACCGTTGCGTTCAAGTTAGACATTAAAAGCACTCCCGTGTGGAGAACGATGTCGAGTAAACCAAGCCAGGTTCAACGCTCACAGTCGGCTCTTCGGTGATGTACATCAGCGCATAAGGATTCTTGAACTCGATCAGCGCATTGTCAGCCGGTGATGTGCGTATAGCCGGTGAGACAGAGATCGTGGCTTGACCAGATGCGTTCGAAGTTACAGCCGCAGTCAATTGAAGCAACTGATTGTTGATCGTGACATACATCCCAGCGGAAAGAACCGTGGATGACACCGGCCATCCATCAGTCACAAGGCTGCGTCCGGTTTGAGATCCACCGTTGATCCGAGGAGTGGCCGATGCAGAGGACTGGGCAACCTCATTAACAGGAAGCTGAAAGTCATTTGCAGCACCCTGAAGTGCCGCAAAGAACGACCTCCAAGGAGCCACAGATGCTTCACCAACCATAGGAGGCAAGGAAACGCTGCACTCCCACCAGCCACGACCCGATGCAAGCACCTGACGCGCTCCGGTCCATCCAGAGATGTTATTCTGAGCCGGTTGAACCAAGCGCCATGACATCCCCGACGGAGCCGGTGTACTAGGAAAGGTGATCGTAGCCATTAGCCAATTGTCCCTGGAAGGCGAGTACGCGAAGCAGATTTAAGAGTACGATTCTGAGCCGCTGCAATGATATACGGAGCCGCTTGAGCAATGCCGAGTTCAACCTGCTGGCGGACTGCTGCTGGATCTGATGAACCACGGGCGTCCACGCTGATGTTGATACCGCCGCCGATTCCACCATTTGGAACAATGGAACCACTGCGCGACGGAACAAACATCTCAGGACCGCGTTCACCGACCATGTATGGTTGACCGGATTGGACGGAGCCGCCGATAGCTTTTCCGGTCATTGAAATGCCGGTGATCGCACTAATGCCCTTTCCGACAAGGCCAACAATCTGCTTGACAACGAACATATCCCAGAGCTTGCTGATTATAGCATCAATGACATTGCTCATCATATCCCTGAACGATGATGCTCCGGTTATCATTCCCTTGATGCCGTCAGAGAACGATTTACCCATTGCATCGCTCATTTCCTTGGCGCGATTGATCGGCGCGTAGAGAGCTTCTACGCCATCCTTAGTTTGTTTTAGATTTGCAATGCCATCAACATTTTCTCCAAGGCTTTCCAATCCGCTTTTGGAAATTGCCTCAGAAGCCTTGGAACCCATAGCCTCCATTGCCTTAGAAAAATCAATAGAATCCTTCAGCGTGAATATACGGATCTCTTCATTGATTTCCTGCTGTTTTTGACGCAGTTTCTCAGCCGCTTTAGCAGCCTTTTCATAGGCACTTTGCGCTGATTTTTCCAACTTTGCATTGGCTTTTGCCGCTGCATCTGTTTGGCCCTGATCAAAGTTTACAAGTTTTGACCTAGCTTGAAGCAATGCACCAAATGCTTTTGCGCTATTATTTCTGGACTCAGCTAACTTTTCCTCAGCAGCCTTGAGTTTTTCAGTCGCCTGTGATTGAAATACCAATCCACCAATAGCTGCACCAGCACCAACCGCACCTGCTGCACCACCAGCAAATCTTGCGCTTTGCATTTGAGCTTGAGTCCTTGCCTCAATAGCAAGAATTTCAGCCCTGATAGCATTGATCCTGTTCTGAGCGCCACGTTGTGCAACAACAGTAGCCTGCATATCCGCATCAGCAGCAGCAATCATCGCCTGAATTGCAAGTCTTTGCGTTGCAGGCGTCTTTGCAACTGCCATATTGTAATCAAGGGTCGCCTGTCGAAGGGTATCCGTGGTGTCCTTCTTCAGTTTTTCCGCTTTTTCAAGTTCCTCAGTAGCGTCTTTCGTACTCATTAGATTGCTGATCAATGGTATCAAAGCCATACCAGCAATTGAAAGAGCAACGCCCCAAGGACCACTTAGAAACGCACCAACAGCACCCATCTTTCCGCTCATTCCAGATAGAGCGTACCCAATATCACCGATCTGCTGCGCGAACACCTGACCAACGGATGTGCCAGAGGCCATCTGAGTGCTGACTTGGCTGATCTGCATACCGAGTTGGGTGGTTGCCATGCGCTGACCGCGAATAGCCTTTGCAGCGTCCTCCGTTTCTTTCCGCATTGTGCGCTGGGCGTCATTCAACCCCTTAGTCGAATTCTCAACCTGACGAATCCCAGCAGCCGCCTGATCGAACGCAGCCATGCCGGTGATGGTAGTAGCAATATTAAGATCAAGCTGCTCACCGGCCATTTTTCTCGCGCTCCTGCTCTATCTTAAAATATGCCACCCATTCATTATACTCATCAAGTGAGATTGTCTCAACTTCGTAAATGAAACGGCCAAGCCGATCCGCCAAGGCTATGAGATTATACCTTAGAGGATCGGCTTTTAGTTTTTTTCCTGCTCCTCAACACTCTCCGAGGACATCATCGCCCCAGCAATCCGAGTGATAAGGTTCATAGGCTCACGCATCAGCGTAGGCTTATCTTCCAGCGTGAAGAGCTTCTCTCCGTGGGCGTCTTCAGCCTTCATGATGATAATATCAGTCATGCCGGTGAGAGAGACGTTCTGAAGGAAGTTTGGATTCTTCCGCTGAACCTTGTCCATTTCCATTGCAAGAAACGGCCCGTAGTACACTAGGAGTGGGGAACCGTCTTC